TTGTCTTGTTTGAACTCTACCAGATGTTGTTACACTTACTAAAGTATTTTGTTGTGAGCCAATACTAGCATCTTGTGCAACAGGAGATGTTGGGAACTGTCCACTCATATTATACTAATGCCTCTTTTCCTTTTTCATTTAAAGCTGAATTAATTGAATTAACGATTGTTGCTCTATTGTCAATTAATAATTGTTTAATACCTGTTACATCCGTTGCATTAATGTTAAAATTAACATTCGTAGTACCACTTCCACCTGTACCTCTAGCAGATTGAGTTATTTGTCCTGATGAATTTGGTATAAACAATTCTGCACCTTGTTCTCCAACTACATATGGCTGTCCTTTTTGAACTGAACCACCTGATGCTCTACCACCAAATAAACCACTAAAAAAACCACCACCACCACCTGTTGCCATAAGTGCAATTTGTAATGCAAGTTGTTTTTTTAATTCAGATGTTTTTTGTTTCATAATATTTAAATGGTTTTTTTCTTGGTTTTCTAAATCTATACCTAATATTTTTTGAATACCCATTCTTATAATAATTTCTATTAATACAGCTAATGTATTAATAAGAGCATCTGCAATCATAGACTTAAATGCTTTCCCTAAATCTTCTCCAAGTATAATTGCTCTAGATAAAGCCATTGAGAATGAAGTTATACCAGCATTAAGACCCTCTTTAATTGTAGTTCCAATATTTGTAAATTTTTCTTGCATATTAACTAAAGCAGTTTCATTCATTTCTTTAAATGTTTCTTGTGTTTTTTTTACTGTATTAGCCATTTCAAACAAATGATGATTTGATGTTGATGTAAATTGTACAACTTTTTCTAATTCTTTTACTGTTTCTTGAATTTCTTCTTTAGTTTGAGTCATAGTTTTATGAAAATCTCTTATATTAGGTAAAGTTAATTTTTCAGTAACACCAGCTAATGCTTTAAATTTATTATTAATGTCATCTACAATTAAACCAACTCCAGCTATTTTACCTAAAAAACCACCAAATGTTATTGCAAGTAATCCTATGACAGATTGGAAATCTCTAAAATTAGTAGTTAGTGTTTTTATTCCATTAGATAATTTTAAAACTGCAACTGCAAGATTTTCTCCCATCTCTCTACTTAATCTTCTTATTGCTTGATCGTTTGTTTCTGTAAAATCTTTTAAATCTCCTAATTGTCTTTTTAGTTCATCAAAAAATCCAGATGCTATTTCTGTTTGAATTGTAAAAAAAGCATCTTTTAAATTTGATATAGTTCCTTTTAAAGTATTAGCTAGTTTTTGTGTTAGTTCTCCAAATTTACCACCTGTTCCAAATGCTTTTGCTAATCCTTTTATAGATTCATCAACACTTGTTTTAACTCCAGCTTGAAATCCAGCCATAGCTGTTACTGCTCTATCTCTAAATAAATCTGCTGAACCTATACCAGCACTAAATGATCTTTGAATTTGTTGTGAAGCTAAAGCAAAATCTCCACCTAATTGAACTGCTGTATTTCCTGTAATTTTTAATAATTCCTCAAATGATATTCCAAGTGATTCTGCTTTTTCTGATACAGTTGCCAAAGCTGTTACACCTTGTTGTATATTAGATAATTCAAAAGGAGTAGTTTTTGCAAATTTAGTAACTGCGTCTAATGCTTCTTGACCTTTTTTTGCACTTCCAAATAGGGCTTCTAATTGTACACCTAATTCTTCAATTTGCATACCAGCATTAACAATACCTTTAAGAACAAGTCCAGCACCTAGACCAATAAACGCATTTTTTAAATTAAATACAGAAGCCTTAACTTTAGAAAGAGTACCTTGTAACTTATTAAATGCTTGTTTAGACTTATCCTTTGCTACAATGTCTATGTTTAGTTTTTGGTTTGCCATTACTTAAATTTCCTTGCTTCTGCTAGTGATTGACTTGTTTTATACTGTTCTTGTTCTTTTTTCAAGTAAGCTAACCAAAGATTATAATGGCTAACAGGCATATCAAGAACTTGTTGAATTGTAAGATGTAATCGTTCTGCAATAACTAACAGCGACCTAACATCTGGGTCGCTATCTACTTTTTTTCTGCATCCTCGTAATTAGTATCTAAAAGGATTTGATTAGCAATAGTTGATATTACATTTGAATCAGCTTTTTTTCTTAAAGCAAATTTATCTTCTGGGCTAAAGGCTTTTATCATTTCGCCTTTATCATTTTTGACTTGCAACTTCATTATAAGCAAATCAACAAGAATAGTTAAGTCTTGAAAGTTATTAGATTTCTTAAAGATAATGTTTTTTTCTTCAAGGGTTAATGGTTCAGAATAAAATACACTCGGATTACCATGCTCGTCTTTCCACTCCTCAACTTCTATAGTGATAGTTTTAAGAGTTTCAAAATGAGATTTAACTCGATCAATTACTGACATAAATTAGGATTATACAGTACCTATAGATAAAGCACCTGTTCCTTGAAAAGTAACAGTTCTTGAAACGATTGCATCCATTGCATTATTAACTGACATACCAGTAACAATTCCTGTTCCTGTAAAACTTCTGTCGCCACTTGCATTACCTTCAGGTAATAAAATAAAAGCTATTGAAGCACCAGCAAGTAAAGTTGTTTGTGGTGTGTCTGTTTCGTCAAAGTGCATTTCTAATGTTCCAGAGAATGATGTTCTTCCAGCAACAAATGATTTAGTAGCATCTGTTAAAGCTGTATCTTCTACAACATCTCCTGTAGTTTCAAGTGTGAATGATGTTAGTTCCCCAACAGCAGTTCCACCAGCAGTAACTACGCCTTCTTTTCCATGATGTGTTGCCATTTTTTATCCTTGTTTGATTTAGTTTGTTTTATTTCTTTTTCTTGCTTATAGCCTAAAGTTAAAAAATGTTCAAGATTAGATTCATTAATAACTATCTCTGAATTACCTTTATATAATTTAATGTCTTTAGCCATAAGTCCTTTTACAGTTTATCATCTTCTTCGTCAATATCTTCTTCATCTTCATCAAAATCATCTTCAAAATCATCTTCTGCTTCTTCCCATGAACCATCTTCATCTTCTAAAGAATTTTCTTTAATTTCCTCTAATAAATCTTTTACTTCTTCACAAAGCATAGACTCTTTGTCGTGCATCTTTTCTATTTGTTCTATTTTTTTAGATATTTTATCTAATAATTTTTCATTTTTCATAATTTATCCTATGGTGTTCCAGCTTGATATTCATACATACATCTAATAGTCATTCTTATTCCACCAACAGGAAATAAAGAACCCTCGTCAGTTTCTACTTGTATAACTTCTGTATCAAGTGCGTTACTACTTCTTGTAATATCAGTTTCTAATGCAGTTTCAATAGCTGTAATTAACTGATTTCTTTTAGTGTCTATATTGGCCTCTGCACCTTTTACAAATCCTAGTATTACAAAATCAATAGTACCATGTCTTGTCTTAGCACCACTTCCTAATTCAGAATCATCTCTATTTTCTTCTGATGTTTGTACTATTACTGCTGGATATTGTTTATCTGATAATTCGTCTAATAAAAAAGGTTGTCTAGTTGCTTTTATAATACTTATTGGGCTAGATATATTAGATATAGTTGTTAGTAAATTACTTGCTATGTTTTCTCTTATACTCATATTCTTGCTTTCCTAAATTCTTTTGCAACAAATCTGTTAAATTGTTTTCTTATTATATTTGCTGTTCTATCATTAAATCCAAAAAATTCCCTCTTATTTTTTCCTAATACTTGATTAAATACTGCTCTCTGACGCATTTGTGAATTACTAAAATTAACACTAATTTTATTTGTTCCTGTTTTTTTTATAGTTCTACCAGATGGAGTTAAAGCACCCAACATACGACCAGAATAAAATAAATCTACTTTTGTTGATTTACCCTCTTTGTTAAGTTTTTTTAAATAACCTGATGAATAAGGAACAAAAGGTACATCTCTAAAATCTACACCTTTTTGTGTTTTAGTTCTAATAATATCTAGTAATTGGAAACCAGCTTGTAGTATTCCTTTTTGAATTATACCTTTAAATCTTTTTTCTATTCTTTGAAATCTTTTTTGGACAAGTTTGGAATTAGTTTTAATCTTTAAATCTAAAGCCATTATCTAGTCAATCTTCTAAATCCATGTAAAGGTTCTCTCTCATTTGCAACAATAGCACCAGAATCATCTACATCATATTCAACACCATCTTCTAATATCATTCTCCATTCAATATTGTATTGGCTCATGTAATATTCTTGCATTCTTTCAAATCTATCTTTTTCTGTTTCTGGTCTAAATTTAGTTAATGCTGGTAAATAGAATCTTCCAAGAAATAGATAAACACCAGCACGTTCAAACTGATCTAAATTAACTCTTGTTTTATCTAGTTCAGCAGTATTAAGAACTGTAATATCTGTGAATATGTTTGTTTTATATACAGGCCACCATTCTACTCTTAATGCTCTTAAAATATCGTTAGTAGTTTGTGCTAGAAAATTAGTTGTTTCAGATGCAGTTGTTGAAATACCAAAATCAAAAGCATCAGGTTGATATTTTAAAACATCTGATGTTGTTATAACATTAGCACCTGTAAAATTAGTCATATTAGAATACCCAAGATAATATAATTATAACTGCAACAGCAACACCAATACTAACTTTAGGATTTTGCTTTGCTAACTTTATGTATTTTTTTACATTTTTCATTTCTTTTTCGCCTTTTTTTTCTTTGGTTTAATAGGTACTACTTTTGTTTCATTTTCAAAAGTTTGATCTACTTCTTTAATATTTTCTTTAACATTATCATCTACAGGTTTCCACCCTCTTAATGACCATGTATCTAAATTTTTTTTATAATCTTCTTCTTTTCGTTCTATAATTTTTTTGCCATTAGTCAGTTTCATAATACACCTCTTGTTTGGTAAGGTGGGAGTTTAACCCCCACCCTACAAGTTTTATTATAGTATTGAAGAATCTGCAAGTACTTCTACACCATAAGAGTCATGTAATTCGCCAACACCATAAACTGCTGTTGCTACGATTTCATCTGCTCTTAAAGAAGCATCACGTTGAGTTTCAATCTTAATATCTTGCATCATTGCAAGACCTAAAGCATCTTTATGGAACATTCCACCTTTGAAATCTCCAGCTGTACCTGTATTTGCCATGTTGCCTGTTTCAAATATTTTGATACCAGCAATTTGACCAATAAAGCCACTTCTTAATGCTTCGTTTGATAGGTCAGTTGATAGACCAGCAAAAGTATTAGTTAATCCTGATTTAAGATCAAATGCTACTTTTGGATGCAACACACAATATGTTTCATCAACAGGTAATCCCAATGCTCTTAAAGTTGAAGATGCGTTAAAGATTGTTGCTGGTGTTAAAGCTGAACTATCAGTTCCAACAGCTGTTGAGAAACCATCAAATAGAGCAAGTAAGTCTTGATCCATTTTTTTTGCAATCGCTTCTCCAAACAATTTACCAATATCTCCAGCTACATTTCTTGGTGCTGAATTTCTTGCTAAGTCTGTTAGAGTTGTCATAATACCAACTTCTGATGCAGTAATAGTTACTGAACTAGGGTTGATAGCTGTGTTTGATAAATCAGATGCTTCTGATACTGCTCCAGCACTAACTTGTGCATAAATTGGAACTTCTACTGATTTTCCACCACCTGATATAGCATAATTTTTAACAAGATTTTTCATTATAGATTTCTCGTTAATTACAAATTGTGCTTCTGCCACTATCTCTGTATATAGTTCTGATAGTGTAGAACTTGTGCTTTCGTTTGCCATTTTATTAGTCCTTTATTATTTATTTGTTAAGTTAATCTCAACAGCACCTGAATCTCGTTTCTTCCTATATTCTGCATAGATTTTACGATCTTCTGGGTTTGTTAAGTCCAAGTCCTGTAGATTAAAAGGTTTAACAGTTTTACCACCAATAGCACTCTGGCTTCCTGAACCAGACAAAGACCCTTGACGGAAGTGTGGGTTACTATCTAAAAACTCTTTCACTCGATCTTCGATTGTAAGAAGCTCTCCATTTGAGTTATATCTTACATTAGAATTATTATCAACTACTTCTATTCTACCATCATCATTGTACTTAACTTCATTTTTTAACAAAGCTACTACTTGTTGTGCGTTGATAGATTTTTCTTTATTAGCAATAGATAAGATAGAATTATCAACTTTTTCTTTTTTGATTTGATCTCTTACTTTTTGTAACTCTGAGTCTTTTTCAGATAATCTTTCTTGCATGATCTTTTCAATATCAGCTTTACTCTTAGCCTCTTTTAATTGTTGTTCTTTTAAAAGTTCAGTTTTCTGACTTTCTTCTTCTTGAAGTTTCTTTTCATATTTATTTTTTTCAGACTCTAATCTAGTTTTGATTATGTTGTCTAATTGTTCTTGGGTAAATGTTTGTTGTTTGGGTGTTTCTACTTTTACTTCTTCTTTTGGTGTTTCAGTTGCTTTTAATTCTGTTGCAACATTTGTTTGTTCTTCGGACATTGTTTCTCCTATTGTTATATTATTAGTTCGCCTTTGTTGTCATACCAATCTGGATTGACATAAGACCATTGATGCCGACAATTATAACCACCTCTAACAACTAAAGGGTTTCCAGACTTCTTGCCTTTCCAACCTTTACTTGTCCAAAGTGAATTGACTTCATCAATTGTGAAAAGTCCACTTTTCCTTTTGTTATATACTCCATTAATTATATTTCTGCAATGCTCTCTAGTTGTAGGTATTACATCTCCATAATATTTAACATAGGTTAATCCAGCATCATTTGCCTTATTAAAATTAATAGTTGCATCAAAATCTCTTAAAGAATCATTTAAAATCTGCCCAGCATACCTTTTCATGTTTTCTCCAGCACGATCTCTAGCAAATTTAGACTGTAAAAGCTGTATTTTTTGTTCTACCTCTGTTCTTTTAGATTTATCA